ACCAAGATGTTCGGCAAGCAGTCCGCTGGCCCGAAGTCGCCGGGGACCACCGGCAAGACCCAGAGCGGTTCCGGCGGCAAGTTCGCCAAGGGCGGCTCCGGTCATATGTTCGGCAAGCAGTCCGCTGGTCCGCGCCGTTCGGGAGTGACCGGCAAGTGACCGATACGCCCTTGCCGCGCGTTCATGACCTGATCGATTCGGCCAGCGATCCGCGCACCGTCAACAACGTAGTCCGTCACGAGTATCGTGTCCTGACGGACTTGGAGAAAGCGCAGATGAAGGAGATCAAGGACATTGGCCTTGGCTTCATCATGTACTGCAACGACATGGGACCGTCGCGCGAGTTGTCGCTTGCCATCACCAAGATGGAAGAAGCGGTCATGTGGGCCGTCAAACACGTCACCAAGTAGGAGAGTTCGATGGCAATGGTTACGCCTAACTCCAAGATCGACGACAACGACTATGAGCGGGTCATTCCGTTGCTGCAAACCGGTGCGGGCATTACGCCTACCAAGCGGTTCACGGATGACGGCGATGTTGTGTCGGCGATCATCGCGCTTCAGATAGCGGCGGGTATCACACCTGTCAGCCGGTTCATCGACCGGCAGGACTGGACCAAGTCGCTGATCGCGGTTCAGACCAAGCTCAACCAGCGGACGGCGACGATCACCATCGCGTCCCCTGCCGTTGTGTCGCTTGCGACTCACGGCTTCTTGGCGGGAACGGCGATCCGGTTCCAGTCAACCGGCGCGTTGCCGACCGGCCTCACCATTGGACCAACCTACTATGTCAGTGCGACCGGTCTGGCGGCGGGTACGTTCCAAGTGGCGTTGACACCGGGCGGCGCGTCGATCAACACGACCGGGTCGCAGAGCGGTGTCCACGTCGTGTATCCGGTATGAAGAGAATCCCCAAACCCATTGGCAAGGGAAGCAAGACCGAGATGCTTCCCAACCGCCATGCGATGAACCGCCTGACGGGCGGTGAGGCTTGGGAGCGCTCGATCAACAACTACGCGAAAGTTACCCCCAGTGGTGAAGGCGCTATCGCAACGCCTTCAATACTGGACATGAGTGAGATCAAGTATTGAGTGACCGTCAATTGATACTTGCAGCTGCCGAGTTGTCTCGCCGTGCCCCTGAGCAGTGGGCCGAGTTCATGATCGCGTTCGTTGTGTACGCCAGTGGCAAGCGCGACGAGTGCGTTCAGGCTCCGCTCGCAATGCTCCCCGTCGCTCAGGGCCGCGCACAGGCAATCGCCCAGCTGGAAGTGTTGTTTGACGAGTGCAAAGTGCAATCCGAGAACATAACCAAGAAACAGAAGCCCCAGCTACCGCGATAGCCGTAGTGGCGCAGATGGAGAACGACCATGGCCCCCAAGCCGCAAGTGAAAGACGACCCGAACACATTCATTCCCCCCGCAGTGCGCCGCGCCGCCGAAGCCGCCGACGCCGCGATCCGTGCCCAGTCCGGTCAGCCCGCCCCGGAAGCACCGCTTGAATTGGCAGGGGTAGTCGCGCCGGAAGCGCCGCCCCCGCAGGAAGCGCAGTTCGCTAATGGGGGACCGGTCAGTGCCCCCGTTAACACGCCAGCCCCCGAGCCTGTCCCCGAGGAGACGTGGGAGCATAAATACAAGTCGATGGAGGGCCGCTACAAACGCGCCGAAACCGACATTCGTTCGATGAGCGAGCAGCTTAATAGCATGCAGGTACTTGTTTCGAACTTAAAGGCGAAGCAGGCACCGGCAGAGTTACCTCTGGAGTTACGTCCGCAGAGCTTCCTTACTCCGGAAGAGCGCAGCGAATACGGCGACGAGTTTCTTTCCGTGGTCGCCAAACGCGCCAAGGAAGAACTCTCCCCGGATGTGGCGGCGCTCAAGTATGAGGTCGCCGGTCTTCGGCAGCAGCTTGACGGCACCCGCGAGCAGAGCCTCGCGCGTATGCGGATGGACTTGGAGTTGGCGCTCGACCAGCGCTTGCCGCAGTGGCGCGACATCAACGTGTCGCAGGAGTTTCATTCTTGGCTAGCGTTGCCAGACGCTTACTCTGGTGCTAATAGACATGACTTGCTGAGAGTTGCATACGAGCAGGGCAATACTCCTCGTGTGTACGCTTTCTTCAAAGGCTTCCTCGATCAAGAGGCTGCCTTGGACCCGCGAGCATACGAGCCGCGCCCCGCCGATAACGGCAGAGTCCCGCTCGAATCGTTTGCGGCACCGGGCAGAGCCAAGACTTCAGCGGCCTCTAGCGCCCCTGTTGAGAAGCCGATCTTCACACACGCCCAGATCGCACGGTTTTACGCCGAGTCCGCCGCAGGCAAATGGCGCGGACGTGAGGAGGAGTACAACCGCATAGACCGCGCAATTATTGAAGCGGGGCGTGAAGGGCGGGTCCGATAACCCTTCTCACAGGAGTCACACAACGTGGCATATCCTCTTGCACCCGCCGGAAGTACCCTTGGTACTTCCGCATATCCGTTCACCAGCAGCCCCAACAATCTCGCGACCACGGGCTTCATTCCCGAAATCTGGTCGGGTAAACTGGTCGAGAAGTTCTACGCCTCGACTGTCTTGGCCGCGATCTCGAACACCGACTATGAAGGTGAGATCAAGAACCAAGGTGACAAGGTTCGCATCCGCACCAAGCCGACGATCACCATCTCGGACTACGCCGCCGATCAGTCGCTGACCCTTCAGCGCCCGTCCGGTAACGTCCTTGATCTGCTGATCGACAAAGGCAAGTACTTCAACACGATCCTTGACGATGTCATGGACGTTCAGAGCGATCTGAACCTCATGTCGATGTGGTCTGACGATGCCGCCGAGCAGATGAAGATCAAGATCGACACGGCGGTGCTTCTCGCCATGAAGGATCAGGCTACGGCTATTACCAACCGTGGCACCACTGCCGGTGCAATCAGTGCCACCATCAACCTCGGTGCCACTACGACACCGCTGTCGCTGGTCGCTCGTTCGCCCACCGCTGGCAAGGTCGAGATCGTGGATATCATCCTGCGTCTCGGTCAGGTTCTCGACGAACAGAATATTCCCGAGACTGGTCGTTGGATCGTGCTGCCGACATGGGCGGCTACGCTGATCAAGATGTCCGAACTGCGTGAAGCTTATCTCACGGGTGACGGCACTTCGATCCTGCGTAACGGCAAGCTGGGCATGGTGGATCGCTTTACGCTTTACACGTCGAACCTGTTGCCCTCGGGCGCTGGTGCTGCGTTGGCGGCTGGCGAGTACCTTATCTATGCGGGTCATGCCCACGGACTGACGTTCGCTTCGCAGATGACCAAGATGGAAACTCTCCGTTCGGAGATGACCTTCGGTACGGTCATGCGCGGGCTTCAGGTGTTCGGTCACAAGGTCGTGGACGGAACAGCGTTGGCGCAAGCAATCGTCTCCGTCGGTTAAGCCCACAAGAGAGCGGCGGTCGTGGGGAGAACCCTTCGACCGCCTGCTTCTTAGGAGGGACGGATGGCGCTTGATACTGTTGGCCAGTATATCGACGAGGCTCGCATCCTGTTGCAAGACAGGGTGGAGGAGTATCGCTATTCCAATGCCGAACTGATTAACGCATTGAACCTCGGGATCATGACGGCGCGGCGCTTGCGCCCCGATCTGTTCCTTGAAGCCACGACCATCCCCAGTTTCACTTCGTCCGACATCGCCAGCAGCACTGCGTTCGCGATGGACGTGCAGTACCGCTCGCCGTTCCTGTTCTTCATGGTTGGCTGGGCGCAGTTGCGCGACGAGGAAGACACGCAGGATGCCCGTTCCACGGCGCTTATCTCCAGATTTACCCAGCAACTGGTGACATTGTCATGAGCTATGACACCGAACGCCTGATCAAGAACGCCCGTACCGCGCTTCCCGGCGCAGTGGATAGCGTGATCCTGCTGGAGTTGTTCAACGTCCTGAACGAGTTCTTTCAGGACACCAACATCTGGCAGGAGGATATCGCTTTCACGGTGCTGGGGTCAGAGACTTCCGACACGGTCTTCTATATCGAACCGGAGAGCGTCTCTTCCGTTGTGCGGCTGATGAGCCTGAAGGACTCAGTAGGCTTCCCGATCAATGGCAACATGGCGATACCCGGAGAGGTAACGCTGGTGACGCCGCCCGGTAACGCGGGCACGTACGTGGCTACAGTGGCGCTGACCATCAATGATCCAACGCAGCGCGACGGCTACCCTGAATTTCCGGAGTGGATACTGAACAAGTACAGCCTTGGGATTCTCGACGGGGTGCTGGGGCGAATGATGTCGCAGCCATCGAAGCCGTATCTGAATATACAACTCGCCACGTACCACACGAAGAAATTCCGCAACGCTGTCTCGGTGGCGAGCGCCGAATCCGATCATAGAAACGTCTACGGTAGACAGGCGTGGGCCTTCCCGCAGTCGTTCGCAACCCGAAGGAGATAAGTTATGGCCAATGCGATCTATCCCAAGTGGAAAGAAGCCCTGCTGGCCGACTCGGCGACCGCACCGCTGACCGGGTCTGGCACGACTGGCTTGTACTGCGCGTTAGTCGATACTGGCACTTATACCTATAACGCCACACACCAGTTCTACTCGCCGAATCTGGTTGGCATTGCTGGTACCGATCAGGAAGTCACGTCGGTTACCACTACCAGCGGTGTGGTAGACGGCAACAACGTGACGTTCACGGCGGTCGTTGCCGGTCCTACTATCGAAGCGCTGGTGCTGTATCGCAGGAATGCGGGCGCGAACACGACATGGCAGCTGGTGGCGTACCTCGACACGTCAGTAACCGGCTTGCCGGTAACTCCGAACGGCGGCGATATCACGGTTACTTGGAATGCCTCTGGCATCTTTGCGTTGTGAGCTATGGCAGTAAAGTTTCTAAACCGCTGCGCGTGGTTTGCGAGTACTGCCGGGGTACTCGACTTTACGCTTGATACCGCGTTCCCCGGTTTTTACGCCCCGGCTGGATGCGCCAACCCGGCTATCACTGACAATGGCAGGTACAACTATTTCGCGGTCAGTCTCGACGGCACCGAACACGAAGAAGGCGAGGGCATCTGGACTGCTGGCGATAGCAAGTTAGCCCGCGAGGTAGTTCGCAATTCGAGTAGCGGCACCGGAGGGTGCAGCTTCACCGCACCGCCTGTCGTCTACATGGGTGGGCCGTCGGCAACGTCGGTAGCCCAGCCGCCTAGCGAGATCACCGCTACAACTACACCTGAAGGCGTGTCTTCCGGGTTCATAATTCCGGCTTCAGTCCCCGCTGCGGGCGAGACGGCGAAGTGGCCTTCCCTTGAGTATTTCACCTGTGCGGGTCCGTGGACGAACAGGGCGGTTCATTTCGGCTATTCCTACTCCACTACTTTCACGACCAACATTGGTGGCGTGCTGGGTGCCGATGGTCAGGGTGTCTACATCTACAACGACTACAATCTGA